TGCTGTTGGCAAAGCTGTACATTGCAACTGCAGCAGCCGCAATAACAGCGATACCTACGCCAGTTAGAGCCAAGAAGGTCCCGTAACTGATGTTTAGGGCGTTCTGTGCAGCTGTGGCGACCCAACAAGCCGCAGAATACACTTTCTGGGCAACAGCCACGCCTACACTGGTAGTCATGAACGTGCCCATGACCGTGACAACCATCATAGCACTGTTGAAAACCTTAGCCTGCGCGTCATCGAGCAATCCGAATTGATTGGCGATGTAACCGATAGCCATGCCCGAAGCGCCAATTCCCGAGATTGCAGCCCCTAAACTCTTAATGCGGGCACTTAGGGCTTCAGCGTCAGTTCGGATTCTTCCAAACTCGTTACTTGCACGGTTAACAGCCCGAATAGTAACAGCTATTTCTCTAAAACTCAAAGTCCAGCCTCCGCTTTAGCTTGCTCGATGGCTGAGACTATGACTGCTTTTAGTTCTGGCAGATACTGCTGAATTGCTGGGTCAAGGTAAGGATGGGCTTGCATGTATTTGGTGCCCAACTCAACGAAGAGGGCATATGTGGCGTCTGCCCCGATTTCTGCAACCCATTCCTGAATCTTTGCATAGATGGTACTTCGAAGATAACCTGTGCGGACGGGAACAAGGCGCATGGCTTCGGCTTTTACGTCGGCAGCCCAGCTAGCCAAAAAGCTGTGGACCTGACGCTGCATGCCCGAATCTAACTTTTGCATAGCTGTCTTGAATTCTTCTACGCCCTGAATGTCGCAGGTTACTTCTAGTGCCGTTTTGCTTCACGCTCCGCTTTCCGTTTCTCTTCTTCAGCAACTTCATCCATTACGTTCAAGATGTGGCAGAACTCCTGCACTGTTCGGGCTGGCTGTTTGGCGAGTTCTGTTGGTGTCCATCCGAAGGTTTGGCATAGCCTAAACTCGACAAGAGTGCTGTGCGGCTTTCCTCGTCTAATTGCTCTAGTAAAAAACGCAGGTCCTCCCGCGACATGCCGTTTAATTTGTTGGCTACTTTAGAGAAGAGTTCCCCAAGCTCGATCGGGATGCCGTCTTCTTCGCCCAGCAGCTTTTCCAGCGTGATGGGGTGGGTTTGGGGTTGTCCATGCATGCTTGCCATGATGGTTTCTGCTTGTATGGAGATAAAATCGCTGCTCTCCACGTCGCCGGATAGCTTGTTGTATTTGGTGTGTTTTTGGATGATGCGGTTGCGTTTTGCCCAAGTAATCTCTGCAAAGGTGTACTTGCCCTGGTATTCCTCGCCGAATCGGTTGTCAATTTCTAAGGTTTCTTGCTTCATGCTTGTGCCATCTCCAAAACTTTTAGACGCGACTCTATCGCCGTCTCCAAATCAGCCAAAAAAACATCCTGTAAATCCAAGGGAAGCTGGCTTATTCGTTTGGTAAAACGGTTCATCAGAGCAATCGTCTGCACATAAATTCTGATTTCGTTTTTTGGCATGGTTTTTGCTCCTATGAAATTGTTAACGGTCCTCTAGCCGTGAAGGGCACCTTAGCGTAGATTAGGTCCTCGGATTTGCCGCTCAATGAGAAATCATCCCATTTGGTGTGCTCTACGGTAACTTTGTTGGCGCCGCCTAACCCGAATTCTAAACTGGATTGCTCGGTGTCGGCTAAGATATCGTCGGCTTCTTGCTTGCTCTCAAACTCAAAATTGAGTTCTCCCGTCAGCATCCGTTTACCCCATGTGAGGTACTTTGCCAAGTGCCCGTTGGTTGACCTTATGACTGGGACAGGTTTGCAGCTGTTGTCTATCTGCAGCTTCCAAGAAGTCACACGCTCGCAAGTTACGCCGCCGATTTTGACAAAGCTTTCACTGCCAGAAACAGCGCCGGCATAATCGGTGTAAGAAGCGCCTGTTATCTTGGCAGTGCCCACTTCGACATCTTGGGCTGGAAACTCAGCTTCGCACTCTAAAATGCCGTCTATGTCGCACGTTAGGGTGGCTTTGTCGAATCTTGCACCCTTGTAGAGAAGGCTTATAATGTCGGTGGCAAAAGCGAATTGACCCTTGAAGTAGAGCACTTGCAAGGAAAGGCTGACGTTGAGTTCTTGCTTGACGTACTGGAGAAAGTTGGTGGGTGCATCCGATGGGATGGGGTACTTGATTTTCAGGAGCGGCTGTCTTAAGCCCCGCTTTAATGCGACCAGATCGATTGTGCCGGTGCCTGAAACTTTGATGTTGTTTGGGTTTATATCTGGGTCTAAGCTGCTGCAGGAGTGCCCAAGCATGGCTGGGCTAGCTGGAACTACGCCGAAAATGCCCTCCGGTACATAATAGAACTTTTCTTGATCTGAATGATAGGTGTCAACCATGTTTTTCACCTGTGACTATGAAATGGCAACTAACTCAAACAGCCAAGCCACGATCACGATTTCTTCTTTGTAGAGGAACGGCTTTACATCGGTTACATCGACGTCTCGGTAACTGTGTACATCGCAGAACGTTATGCCCCGCACGTAAACGGTTGCTTGGACAAAATCGCAGTACAGTGTGGCAGGCGAGACCCCATTTGATGGGTTGGTTGTCCGAGCCATCAGGTATAGGAAGCCGTCATCGTTGACGTAGTTCGTGAGGTTAGACGTTAGAGCGATAGTCATGGTTTCATCTGTTCCTGAAACGCCAGTTTGGGGATTGCTCCAAACGCCCGCTAAGTTATCCCATACTTTTAGGGTAACTCCGTTTCCCGTTGGAGATAGCCCAAAACCTTCAAACGCCAAGACTACACGCTTTAAACACTGCTTTCTGGTTTCGTTTCGACTCTCTCCCGTTTTGGCGCCGATTTTGAAGCGGAAAAGCGTAAACGCAAACTCGCCGTTGCCAGTTGCGCTTTTTGAGTGTCTCAGGTCGTCGCTTGCCCAAAGGTTCGCATACTCGGGATTAGTCAATTCTGCCCAGACTGGATTAGAAGGCACGGGTTCGGTTGTGGCTGCCGCATTATAGGCCTTGTGAGTTGTAGACGTCGAGTCTATTGGGTAAAAGTTGTAGACTGTTCTGCCGGGTAGGTTGCGGTTTTCAGGAACAATCACCAGAAGCTGCTCAAGGACTTTATCCCGCATGACTCTGCCAGCGTCTGAGCTTGATGGCTTGTCAACCGTAGTTACGGTTGCTCGGAGGGAATAAATGCGCCTTCTCAGCTTGCCATCCAACGTGTGTTTCTGCGCTTGGCAAGGTTCAGATGTCTTGGAGACTGTGATTTGGGCGTCGTAATCCTTGAGCAGCTCCCGATCATAATTCGCTTGAGAGCAAAGGATACGGGCTAAACCGCCATCATCTTTGACAACTCTTATTCGGGACTCGATGAGACGCAAAACAGTTATGACTGGGTTTTCTACTTCGCTCAACTTGCGATTAGCCTCCTTGCAACGCTTTTAAAGTAAAATCGCTGATTGGCAAACGTGAAGGGCGTCACTGTTTGAATTTCGTAGTCTTCGCCCTGGCGCCTAATCTTGTCGTGCACTCGGACGGGAAGGAAAGTATAGAATGCCAAGTAGTCGTTCAGGTAGTAACCAGCTTCTAACATGACTTGCTCGTCTTTAAGCGAAGAAATGACAGCCAACAAATCCAATGGTTCGCCATAAGTCACTATTGTAGCGGCTTCTCGAACAGGATAGAGCGTTACCGTTTCGCCTTTGTTCCTAAGAATCTTCGTGAACTGGGTTACGGGTTCCTCGTAATGGAGGAAAAGTTCGGCTAGCCAGCAAACAGTGACCACGGCCTGCTTGTTCTCAACAAAACTATAGTCGGTGTGTTTGGCCCCCCAAAACATGAACGCCGCAGCGTACTTTCTGATGACTTCTACGCTGAATTTCAGGCTTGGCTTGTCATGGTTGCTGCGGATTTTCCAAAGGATCCCACTTGTGACCGCATCATAGTAATCGCAGGCTGAGAATCGGCTAACGACGTCTATGTAGCCAGCCCAGCAAACCGCAGGGTCATAAGCTGGGTACTTTGTGCTAGCTCGAATGTTGTTTAGGCTGTTGTAGACTTTTTGGCAGCTGACGCTCCAACCCTCAACCGCATACGCCCCCAGCAAGGCATATGCGAATGGGTCATCGTAAACCTCATTTTCCGTTAAGCCAACTCTGTGCCATTTGCCATCTGCAGGGTCAAAGTCTAACCAGAGATTCTCAAAACCAAATCGGAGAAAGCCTATTGCTTTGCTCATAATGTTTTGGTAGACTGAAGCGTTTGGGAGGTCGTAGGTTTTGGCTAGCATCTTTAAGCCGATTAGGCCATAGAGGCACTCCACGTCGAGTTGCAGAAGCCATGCATCGCCAATCGTCACCGCTCTTGCAAAGCCGCCGTAGGCCTGCTGGTCCTGCATAACCTTGAGGAAAGTTCCTCCGGCTAGCTTTGCAGTCTCCAAATAGCGGGCATCGTCGGTAAGTTCATAGGCGCTAAGTAGTGACGGAATAACTCGGCAAGCATCGACACTGTAATAGTAAGTACTTTCCTCTGCACTTTTGAAGCCGCCATAAGCCTTACGGACTGGGTCAAGGCACTGCTGGGTTAGAACCCAATCGGCAAGTTCCACGACTTTACTGTAGATATCTGCTTTTCTGTTCTCGAATTGCTCTGCAGAGTATGCTTCGCAGAGAAAGTCGATGGCGAAGCTAGCCGCTAAAACGCCCCTGCCATACGCTGGGTCTGGTGTATTCGGCGGTATAATGTAAACATAGGGTGCGTAGTCCATGACGAATTGGTAGTAGTCTTCAGGAACAGTTCCCATGGCTAAGCGCTCCCCACATAAGGCGTTTTTAGGCCAGAAAGAAGCCGCTCAAACTCTGACTGCAGCACCGCTAAACTTGGCAGTGAAGAGTTGGAACTGTTCAAATCTCCAACACTAAAGTTTAAGCCGATTGCTGAGCCACCAGTTAAAAAGCAGACCGCGTAAATCGCTGCCAAAAGCGTTATGGCTTCTTTTTGGGCGTCGCTGCAGTTTTGATAGTCAATATCAGCGGAAAGTTCAAGCTTCAAAGTGACCTCTGCACGCTTAATCATCTTCAAAACCTTAAAATCAGAAATATCCGAATCGCTTAGGTGGAGAACATCCCTAACATCATCAACAGAGGTAACGGCCAAGCTACAATCCCATGAACCTTTGCGATTGAGGGCTCAAATAGCTTGAGAGCCAAAATGCGATAATATCGTAAACGTGACAATGTTTAGAAAACGGTATACTAAAAACTCAAAGAAGCCCCTTCAAGCAAAAAGCACTAATACGTTATTATCCCATCACGATAATACCCTAAGAGGATACCTTGCAATGCCTAAGTATGTAGTAGAAGGTTGGATAAGAGCCCGTTTAATTTACCTGACAGCTGAAAATGTTGGAATAGAGCAGTTTGAGCATTATTCATCAAAGTATGCAGAGTTCGGCGATACTGAGGAGCTTAAGAAATTAAGAATTAAGTACTTTGAATTTACCGATAAAGTCACAAAAACTACTTTCTCAGCATCCTTTGCCTATGATCAATTAGGCATAGAATTTTGTGTTTCCACAGAAGATATTTCTGATAAGTCGAAAGCATTCCAGGCATTGGTCGAGCGGGGTGTTAATGGGTATAAGTCTTTTAGAGACTATTTCTTAGCGAAAATTTGCCCATCAAATATTAAGGTACAATTTGCTTGGGAGGGTCTTTTGCTTTCGCTTTATAATTTTGACCAAGATGGAGATTCAAATGCTCAGCAAAAAGCAACTCTGAACGGCTTCGTTGAGTTCCTAAAAAAATATACTGCTAAACCGAAAAAAGCTGTCTTTGCTAAAGAATTACGGGACCCAAAACCGCGTCCTTCTATTAAACGAATAAACCTCCAGACTATGGCTGATGTGCAAGAGGAAAATAAAAGCGACTTCGATGAGGTTATACTTACTATAGGCGAAGAAAACGTATTTGATGTAAAACATCACATGTTCGCTACTTCTTTTTTCCTGCATGATATGACAAGCAGCCTTAACAGAGTGGCTGAATGGGGCTTCCGATCATCATTGATTCTAACAGATTTTCATTTTGAGAACAAAGACTTTAATGATAAAATCGAGCTTTTTGAAAAAAAGGCAAAGGAAGCGAGACAGAAACGATTTCCATTTGGCTCAGATGTATTACAGGAAGAATTCATAAATCTAGAAAAAAGAAGTCGATTCCTAGATGAAGAACTTGAAGAATTTGAAAACCTTTCTAACCAAATCTATGCTGCAGTAAAAGAGAGTGAAAATTCCGATGATATCTTTGACGTTCTAGGAGACGTTAAATCACTTCCTCATTCGCTTGATTTTGCCTATGGTGTATTGAAGCTGCGCCGACTTGGGGTTTTTAAAGGATACAAAAACAGACTTGAGGACATTAGATCCGATTTAAATATCGTTGATATTAAGCTTCGACACTTTGAGTTGTATACTGTTATTTCACTATTGGTTTTGTCGTCGGTTGTGGTATTCGTTGGTTATAATTGGTATAAGGCTACAACTGATAGCCTCCTTAGTCCGATAGCGAATACACTACAAGTGTTAACATTTATCGTAGCCGTAATGCTTTTAGCATTCCGACAGAGAAAAAGATGAGAACGCAAGTTTAATCGTCTCATTTTTTTATTATTTTTCCGAAGAAGCTTTTGAATCAGTACTATATGTAGAATCCCATAACTCCCAACCAAACTTGACAGCATTCTTACGGAATTCTTCTGGTCTAACCAGCCCCAGCTCGGCAGCCCTAATCAGATCAGCGGGCACAAGCTCAGGTGTTTCGGGACTTCCGAAATTCAATCTAACCTTTGCTTTAGCAGCATCAAAACCAGATTGTGATACCGTGACAGCGAAGATTTCTTTTTCAACTTGACGCTTGATATAGCGCTGGACGGGTTTTATGAGCATGTCCTGAAGGTCTAAGGCTGCCCTAGCCGACGCCTCAGTGAAACCAGGAGTGCTAAAAAGCCGTGGCAGAGGCGTCTCGCATCCAAGATAGAACTGGTTTACCATGTGATCGATGTAATACTCAAAACGCGCCCTCGGGTCAATGGATACTGGGTAGACGCCGACTGATTTGGCGCCGCTAAACAGCCATTGCCCCTCTTCCGGGCGATTCTTAATTGCGCTCTCATACTTTTTGATAGTGTCCTCTTTCTGGCCTTCAAGTTGCACTACTACGTCAGGTCCAGCGTATTTGACAAAGATGTTTGGCAGAATCTTCTCTATTTTAGCTTTCATCCAAGCATACGAGGGGCGCTTATCAGTGTCAACTGTCAAAGTGTGAAGTAGAACCTGCAACAAGCCAACGCCGAACCCAGATGGAACATCCCCGTTTAGGCGCCAGTGAATTACAGCTTCGGGTTTTAGCTCGTTTCCAGCGTTGCCGCTGTATGTGGCTTGGAGCTGGTAGCCTGTGACTTTATAGGGAATTTTTAGGGTAGGAACAGAGCTTAGCCCAATGCGTTGGACTGAATCAATCGGCATCCGCAGCATGTCGGCTAGCCGTTCAGGTGTGAGTTTTAGCCAGAAATCGTTGCCACAGGCAATCAGCGGCTTGGCCATATCGTTTAGTAAGCCGTCAAGGTTGACGTCTTCACAGAATCGGTCCACTGCTGCTTTAGCCTCTGGGGCTTTGTCGTATTTCTCGTCAACTGTGGTATAGAAGCCCATGCCAACCGTTGAAGCCGCTAACAGGTCAACACTGCTTTTGCAGGTCGGGTCTCGGTCGTAAAGCTTCATAACGTCGGCTAGTGGGATGCATGAGGTGTCAAAGAATACTCTGTCCTTTGGGGATGCCACGCCCGAAGCGGGTGCATAGGAGAGTACTTCACGGATTTTTCTTAAGACATTACTCATGCAAGATTAACCTCAAAGGCTTTTTTTATTTCCCAAAAAAGAGGGGTGAAAAAATTTTGTTGTTAGAGCAGTTTAGGTCATGGTCTGCTTTACGTTGGTCATTCGGGCAATAGCTTTGGACCGGAGGATGCCAGCGCCAAACCGTGTGGTTCCACGGACGCCGTACTTGCCAGTTTTGACGTCTTCCCAGTCTTCCACAGTAACGTCTCGGCGTAGAAGCATAACAGAAGCCACTCGGGTGTCAATCGCATACATGGTTCCGTTAGGTACAAGAGTGCTTGATTGCACTGTCATGCCAAGTACGCTGCCGATGGTGCCTTGTGCGATGTCGGTTTCGCTGCTTGGCAGGTAGACGGATTTGACAAATTTGTCGTCATTTAGCAGTTGGTGTAGTTGCATTTCGTTGACGGCTAGCACGTTGGGGCGCCAGTGTTCTCTTCGGACAGCCTCATGCAAGCTCAATAGCGAGGCCCAGCTAGCGACAAGACCGCCGCCAGCCAACTCTGCACCGGTTGCCAAATCTACGGCTTGAACTGCAGCGTACAATGCCAAAATTACTTCGGTTTCGTTCTGTCCAAGGGCTCTACCGACGTTGTCAACAGCTTTGCTCATAACGTTCCAAGTGGCATCTTCGAGGTATTCGCGACTCCATTCGTCTGAGGATTCTGCTAGCTGGTTAGTGTAGATGTCTACAGTGGAGGGTTTCTTTGAGCTAAGCCTTGTTACTGCGCCTTCTGCATAGCGGTAACCAACTGTGCCAGCGTCAAGTGGGAAACGCTCCATCGCCTCAGAGGTTGGCATTACGGTGATTATGTTTCTGCCAATCAGCTCAGGCCATGCAGCATCCACCATAGTGTCGTGCATCCTGCCAAGGGCGCTTGCCATGTCGCTGAAGAAGCCTTCTTTGACACCCATCTGCGAATAGCGTTTGAGGAATGGGTGGTCGGCTTTCTGCTTGAGCTTCTCATAGACTTCACGTTGGTCGCTTTGTTTTGCCATTAGGGCTTCAAAAAGTCGAGGTTTCATTGCTATCACTTCTCCACGTCGATGAATAGCAAGTCGCCGTCGGTTGTGGTTGATTCAAGGGCTGTTCCGAGTTTGCGGTTGTAGAATATGGTGTAGGTTGCTGCGCCGCCTTCGTTGACTGCTTGGTCAACCAGTGGGGCTACTTTGTTGCTTCCGGCTGCGCAGACTGCTTTTCCTCGTGTTATGGCGCCATTTGCTGTGACTTTTACTCTGCCACGTTTAAGCACCGGACACATTTCCGCTGCCAGCACCGTTTTTGTGGCAACGCCTATAGCATCGTCTCCACCTGGGCTAGCCGAAACTTTATCATCGGCGCTCAAATAGACGGGTGAGCCTTTGGTGATACCAGCGGCGGCTTCAAAAGATTCAATGATGGCGTTTGGATCGTCTGTTTCTCCTGCAGCCATCCAAGCTTTGCCTGTTTTATCAGCCATAAAAAGTCAAATCGATTTTTGTTGAATTTCCCAAAGTTCGTCCTTTGGTACTCTCCCTCATAGAAATGAGCATAAACACAGCTAGCAACCTCCCGCTTTCTGTTCTAGCTGCTGAACTACTCTTCGTAGTTCTTGACACATTCGTTGAGGTCCTAAACTCCAACTCCGCTGAACCATAATCGAGGGCAAAACGGCTTCAACCATTTTTGCTGCTTCAGAAACCGCTATCATTTTAGGCGGATTTTTTAGCAAGCCGCCACCCGGGACTTGTTTGCGTAAGTCCTCAATGGTCTTTTGCGCCTCAGTTAACCTGCCCTCTGTTTGAGTCAGTTTTTCTAAAACTTGCACGTTAGTTTCGGGAATACCTGGTACTGCTACAAGGCTTAACTCAGCATTGTGCAATCCATGCGGGACTTTGCCATCGACGAGATCGACGGCTTCATAATCTGCGCCGACGCTGACATGCTGGATTAGGCCTTTGCGAATTTTCTCAGCGATTGCCTCATCATAGATTTCCGCTTCATACCAAAGGTTGTGACCATCCCAATCGGTCTTTGTGACTTTGCCGATAGCGTTGGGAACTGCAACGTGCTCGATGTAAACAGGTGCATTAGCCAGCTTATTTGTGAAGACTTGCAGCTCCTCAGAAGTGTAGATGTTGTGGTTTCGACTCATGCCACTGCACATGGCCACGCCCCGAATACTCAAGGGTTTACCCGACAGAGCTTCAAGAACAGTGAAAGGCAAAAGAGAAGCCACATGCTCTCTAAGCCGCGTGCATTCTTTACACCCAACGCCATCCTGAGACATAAC